ATGAGTATGTATGACCAAGCATCAAACATAGCCATCGATAACTGGCTGCAAAGCGCAGGTCAATGGACCAAAATGATTTTAGGTGAAAATAGCAATGTGTACGTTGGTGCTTTAGGCGATGAGATTGTTATGCCTTATGTGTTGTGGGAATTGAGTAGCATGGAAGTGCTCCATCGTGGCATCACTTCGTTTGAGACTAACAAGACGTTAACGGCAACGATTGTAGCTGAAAATCCATTGCAGGAGCTTAATTGGATGACAAAGCTACTAGAAATGATAGGAACCCAGCCAAAGCTTGCATTGGAAGGGGATACCGCGAACGCTCACCCTAAATATGTGCATGTCACTTCGTGTAGAGGAAATGTCACTAAACCCACACCATCCCAACCTAAACGGGAATGCACAATTACATTAACGTTAAGTGGCAGAAAGGCGCTTTCAACATCTGAGGTAAATGTCATGCAAAAAATTCAATTTGGTTCATGATGGCTAACGATGATTTATGACAGTCGTTTTCTTAGTCTACAAAATTCATTTCACAAAAAAATGTTGTACAAAATGTGTTTAACAAACAAAATTTGAACAAGAAAAGAGGGTGCTTTTTTAATGGCAGGAGGAAATTGGAGTTTAAACGATCAACCAGTATTACCAGGTTTATATATGAATTTTTTAAGTGCGGCAGGCAATGCGATTCAGTCAGGGGCAAGAGGGATTGTGCTTGCGCCAGTGAAGGCTCATTGGGGCCCAATTGGCGAGGTTGTAGAGATTGCACATGAAGCAGCGATTGCGGATGTGTTTAGTAAAAATGTAACGGGAGGCGCTACGGCGCACACTACTTTACAGCTCGCTTTGTTAGGTGGCCCTAAAAAGCTATTAGCTTATCGACTTGCAGATAACAATGCGAAGCAAGCTACATTGCGCTTAAATAAAGCAGGTGAAGATGGCGATGCCATTTTAAATATTAAGGCTAAATATGCGGGCGAACGCGGAAATGGCTTTACTATCACAATTCAGGATAATGAGTTTACCCCGGAGGAAAAGGAATTAAAGCTACTCGAGGGTACAACGTTGTTAGGTACAGTTAACCTTGGCACAGGTGAAGTTGAGCAGGCTGTTTCAGCTATTAATGCTACTTTACACAAATATATTGTAGCTGAAAAGCTGGCAGAAGGTGCACTCGCTAATGTGGCACAAGCTGCACTAACAGGCGGAAACAGCGGGATTGCTGGCATTACAAATGCAGATTATATCGCGGCAACAAATGTGTTTGAAACTGAGGAATTTCATGTGTTGACCTTAGACGGTGTTAGTGATGCGGCTTTAAGAACAAGCCTAATTGCTTGGGTAAAACGTGTACGTAAAGAAGGAAAAGGAATTTTGCTCACACTTGGAGGTTCAAATGTAGAGGATTTAGCAGAAACCGCAGTTCAAAATGCAATTGAACGAAGCAAAGTGGCTAATCATGAAGGTATCATCAACGTGGGTACAGGTGCAAAGTTAAATGGCTTAAGCTATTCCTCTGCACAGGTGGCTGCTTGGGTTGCTGGCTTAATTGCAGGTCAAGGCTTGAAGGAATCGACTACTTATGCGATCTCACCATTTGATGATGTCACTCGCCGCTGGACAAGAGCAGAGCAAGAGCAAGCGGTGAAGCAAGGCGTATTTATTTTGATTCATGACGGTTTACGTGTGAAGGTACTTCGTGGTGTTAATACTTTGACCTCTTTAGCAGAGGGACAAGGAACTAGCTTCAAAAAAATCCGTAAAATTCGCGTCATTGATCAAATCAATAGTGATTTACAACGTCAAGCTGAGGACAACTATATCGGTAAAGTGAATAATACCGAAGAAGGACGTCTTGCTTTAATTGAAGCAAGTAGACAATACCTACAACGTTTAGCTTCTGAAAATATCATCGAATCCACAGGTTACGAGGTTGCACTTGACCCTCGCTTCTATGGGAATACAAAGCAATTTACTCCTGATGCGGATCAGGTTTATTTGACATGGCGTGCAGATACAACCGACGTGATGGAGCAGATTTTTGGAACCTTTTATGTGTAAAAGGGGCATGAAGGCTGGAAAGCCTTACTTTTGGTGTGGGAGTCGCTAGGAGAAGAGGGTTGCTGCGAGCGCTGTTAAAGACGGATTCCTTGAATGAACTAGAATGAGGAATGCAATCCGTCTTTAAAGGCGCACACTTTGTTTCTCCGCAATCCCTCTGCTCTACGCTGACTGTGGCGGTATAAAGTAAGGTGAGATTCAGCCATCATTTAGGGGGAGAGAGGGATTTTATGAGGGATTCCCGACGAAGATTCCTATCTCTTCCTTACCGATTTAGATGCAAAACACGTTTTAATGTTTATTGATATTGAAGAATTTTTCGAATTATTTAACAAATTTACTAAGGCTCAAGCCTAAAATAGGTACTTTATCATCAAGTACATTTTTAAAAAATCAAAATTTATGGAGGTATGTATATATGGCACAGCATCTTGACCCAAGTCGGGTAATTATGGGGACCTTTGGTCAAATTTTTATTAATGGGAACTGGCAAAGTAACCTGAATCATTTGGAAGCATCTGTTGAGGTAGAGAAAAAGGAATTAAATTTAGTGGGTACAGATTATACAGTCGTTAAGCTTGGACGCAAAAAAGGAACAGGTACGATGAGTGGATATAAAGTAACTTCGGATATGATTAAGCGTGGGTTTGAACGTTTTGACATTATCCACAAATTAAATGATCCCGAATCATATGGCTTTGAGTGCATTCAGTTGACTGATTGTATTGTGGATAAGGTTCAGCTTGCGAATTGGACAGCAGGAGAAGAAGTTACCGAGGAAACTCCATTTACGTTTGAATCGTATAAGTTAGTCAATCCAATTGAAGTTACAAAGTAACACAAACGATCTTAAATTAATGTTTAGGCTCCCTAACCCAGCTCTATTGGGTGAAGGAGCTTTTCTATTATCTCATTACTATTAAACAATTTACTGGAGGAAATAAAGATGAGTGAAGTATTTAACGAGCAGGATATTTTGGATAGTTTGTTTGAAACGGCGGCTAATTTACCAGAGGAAACGGTGTTTATTAATCGTCTGAATTTACGTATTACACTTCGTGGTTTGACCTCTAGCAAGGTAGATGGCATTCGCGAGCGGTGTACAGTGCGTAAAACGAACAAAGGCCACGTTTCGGAAAAGGTAGATAGTGAGCTGTTTAATGCGGCTTTAATTAAAGAAGCAACAGCGGCTTTAGAGGTTGTGAAAAAGGACAAAGAAGGAACTGAGCATTCTGTACAGCTTTCAGGTTGGGGAGATGATCGTTTAGTGAGTCGTTTGAAATTGTCTGGCGGCGAGGAAGCGGTTCGTCGTTTGCTTTTGGCAGGGGAACTAGATGCAGTAGGTGACAAGGTGCTCGAAATTTCCGGCTTTGGGGTTAACATCGAAGACTTAAAAAACTAATGGACTCCGGTGGGGAGACGGCGCTTATGTTCCATTTGTGGAATCGGCATCATCTTCGCCCGGGGGTGTATTGGTCGTTGTCTAAAGGGGAACGCAAGCTATTACGCGCTTTTTCAGAAAAAGAGCTAGAGTTAGTTACAGGTTCAGGAGAGAAGCGATAAAGCAAACAAGCTTGCTTTGATAGGGTAGGTTCTTAATGAAGCAGTAAATGTAATGAATGCTATTAAATGCAAGTGAATGAGTATGGAGGAATTACGGAATTAGAAAAAGACTTAGCAAATCTCTTTTTGATGTAAGTCTAGAAAGGAGGAGATTATGGCTAAACAAAATGAAGTTGAAGTCAACACAGATAAAAGTGTCCGCCAGCTAGATAAACTTGAAAAAAAGCTAAGCCGTGTGGATAGTTTGTTTGAACGTGCGCAGCGGCGAGGTTCTGCTTTAGGCAAAATGGCTATTGCGCCTACGCTTGCACTTAATGATAAGCTGTCCGATCATTTGACTAGGATTGAAAATCGGTTACAAGGTCTTAATCGAACAACGATTTCTCCTAGTCTTCATATTGCGGATAAGGCTACAGCAGAAATTGCAGGTGTGTCGGCTTATTTAAAGACAGTCACTGAAACAAAATGGATGATTAATTTTGAAGCTATAAGTTGGGGAAAGCTGTTTTCGGGTAGTTTTTCAGATTGGTTAAAGGGCCAGAACCTAATGACCTCCATTGCAGAGGAGCTAAATAAACCTGAGTTGTTTCAGGAATCAGGCACACTGGCGGGGGAGCAGTTTTTTCAATCATTTCTTGACGCGATTGATCCTGAGCAGATTGCAGAAAAGTTTAAAGAACTTGAATTAAATGCGAATATAAATATTAACGGGGGTTCTGATTCAGGTTCGGGTGATCTTTTAAGTAAAACTGGGGATTTTTTCCTCGATATTTTAAAAGATACGATTTCTGGAACGATATCAGGAATAATTACGAATAAAGCAACTAAATTTTTTGATGATCGAAAAGAACGTAAAAAGAAGTTAAAAGAAAATTCTGCTGGTCAAGGCAACAAAGTAGAAAAAGAAAAAAAGAAGAAAAGTAATTCCGAACAAAAGGATAGGAAAAAAAAGGCTGAGGGAGGTAATAAGAAGGATAAGCAGAAATCAAACGACCATATAGATAATAAAAACAAAAAGACTCCAGCTACTAAATCTGAAAAATTTTCGTTTTCCAAAAGTGTGGATAACCTTAAAGAAACTCAGGTATGGAAATGGGGAGAGAAGAACCTAAATAAATTTGATGACTTCTTATCTGAAAAAAGAGGGGACGCTAAAAAGTTTATAAAAGGAGATTCCTCATGGAAACCAGTTCCTGATCTTACAAAAGGATTTGATTATAAAGGGGATAAATTCAAGCCAATTTCTAATTCATTTCACATACCTAATTCTAAATTAATAAAGGGTTTTGGTGCGGCTAGTCTTATTATGGATGCGGCATCCATAATAACGGCTGATTCAGGTAGAGAACGCGCACAGGCTATTGGTTCTTCAATTTTATCTTCAGTAGGTTCAATCCTTGGTGGACTCGGAGCTGGTTCTTTCACTGCAGGTACAGGTATATTATTAGGTGCATCGGCAGGAGGGGTTGCTGGTGGTTATCTAGGTGATGAAATAGGTGGTTGGATTTATGACCTTTTCTATGGAAAAGATGATTATGTTAATACAGTAGGAGCAGTTATGACTTCACCAGTGTTAGCCTCTCTTTATCCTAGAAATAAAGGTGTTATAGGTCTACCATTAAAGACGAGTAATGAAAACAAGCCTTCACCAACAGGCAACATTGGTATTCCAGGAATCGGATCATCTACTAGAGTGCCTACTGTACCTTTTGGATTTGTTCCTACACCTCCAACCCCAATCACCCCCACTGCAACTATGCAGGCACAGCCTGAGGTGCAAAAGCAAATCCTTGATCCAACGATCCAAGTTAATCTACCAGTGGGGGCGGTACAGCTTACCGTGAATCAGCCTGAGCTAAATTATGATCAAATTGCTAGTGTTGTAGGGACGAAAATTACAAGCTCTGTTCAGCTAGCATGGCAAAATACGAAGTTGAGATGAGGAATGGAATATGGAGTTTATTTTAAAAGATTCCTCTGGTGTTGATTTTAAATTTCCTGTAAATCCGGAGGAAGTGAGTATTACAAGAGGCAAAGATGTAGAGACAGTGAACATTCTTTCTCTTGGCGAATATGATTTTCCGGGAGGGGAGAAGGTGAAGGAAATCGCCTTCTCTTCTTTTTTTCCACTTCACTATAATAAAAGCTATTGTACCTATGAAGATTTTCCAGATCCCAAAACAGCGATGGATCAACTTACTGCGATGATGAGTAAAGGGGAGCCGCTAAGATTGCTTATTGCAGGAGAAAACTCCAAGCTGTTGAATGCACTTGTTATTCTTTCAGCACATAACAATTCGTTTCGAGGTGGGGAGCCTGGCGATATTTATTTTGATATCGTGGCACGTACTTGGCGGAAGCCTAAAATGCACACGAAGGCAGGAACAGTTTCAACTACAAGCAAAACAGGTGCAAGCTCAAAAGCTAAGGATTCACGTAGTGATACGCGTAAAAAGTCGGTCACTTATGTCGTGAAGTCAGGGGATAGCTTATCCAAAATTGCAAAGCGGGAGCTAGGATCTAGCTCTAAGTGGCAGGCCATTTACAAGCTTAATAAGGCAACGATTGGTTCAGACCCTAACAAAATTAAGGTTGGACAAAAGTTGGTGATGCCATCGTGAGTTACGAGGTTGTCTTAGACAATAAGCATTATTTAAGAGAACTCATTGAGAGTATTTCACTCAAGGATTCTTTAGAGCAAATATCGTATGAAGCGACCATTCAGTTAAAAGTGCCCACTGAGGGAATACAAATTGAACCGGGACAAACGATGCGAGTTAGCGGCGTTCCTTATGATAGTAGCAATATGGTGTATTTGCTTCACCCTGGGGTAGTCTGGGATTTGAGCAGCAATACGAAAGGCAGCAAGCATATTACGATCGTTGCTTATGATCGCACCATCTATTTGATGAAATCAGAGGATGAGTATTTTTTCAAAGCAGGAAGTACAGCAAGTCAACGTTTAAAAAAGTATGCGACAGACTGGAACATTAAATTAGGGAACATCCCAAATATTTCAACGAAGCTAAGTAAAGCAACTCATCGTGCTCAGCCTATCTACAACATGATTACACAAGACTTGCAAGAAACCGTAAAGGCAGGCGGAGACATGTATATTCCACGTATGACGCCAGCAGGGTTAGAGCTTTTCAAAATTGGAAGCAACAAAACGGTATGGAATCTCGAAGCGGTGGAGGAAGTAACACAGGTGCGTACTCTTGAAGGGGCAATAACGAAGGTAAAGGTCATTGGAAATAGTGAAAATGGGAAGTCAGGTGCTGATTCACCATCCCCAGTGTTAGCGATAGCTTCATCACCCGATATTTCTAAGCTAGGAACATTACAAAAAATTGTACAAAACGAAGAAACAAAAACAACCGCCGCTGCCAAAAAGCTTGCGCAATCTATGCTGACAGGAGTCATTGAAACCTTTACGGTTCGTGCTTTGGACATTAATACGATGCGCGCAGGTGATCTTGTGCATTTTAATGGCTTGAAGCTCATTGTCACCTCAATTACGCATGAGTTAGGTGATCCAGGGCATATGTCGCTAGAGCTAGCGTCGAAGGACTTTGTAAAAAGGAGGTATTTTTTAAATTATGGCTGATGATCCTTATGTATCTTTTGCCTCCTCCTTAAAGCAACAAATTTCTGGGCATGCCCAGCAGATGATGTTAGGCACTGGAGCGGAGTTAGGCACAATCACAGCAACTGGACTCAAATTGGACCAATTTAAGCATGAAATTCAGGATTATTATGTTGCAGATTTTAACGTGACTTTAGCCATGCCAGCCTATACACAGAGTGGCAAAATAAAAGTAGACGCTGATCATCCTGACAGCGAGACATTAGGCTCTGGGACAGGAAAGATGAGCTATGAGGTTGAAGCTGGTGAGATTCCAAAGGTAGGCATGAGCCTAGCTAAAGGTTTAGTAGCTGGGGACAGAGTGGTTGTATTACAGCTTAATGGAGGGCAAGATGCCGTTGTATTATGCAAGGTGGTGAGTGCAGGTGGCTGAACTTTTTCCAAATGATGTCGTTTGGGCTGAAAGTAGCGGAAGTGGCAATGAGCTGAGAGAAATAGATGGTGATGATTTGCTGTCTTCATCCAGTGATGCTGCTACTGAGCAGTTTGGGCGAAGCTGGCAGTTTGATTTTGAGCAAGGAGATTTTATTTTCACAAATACAAAACGGATTGCGGTCGCAGATGAGCTGGAGGCTTGGAAGGTGTGGTGCATGAAGGCATTGCATACCCCAAGATACCGACATTTGGTGTATTCCAATGACTATGGACAGCAATACGATGAATTAATTGGTAGAGCATACAGTAAGCCAGCGCTTGAATCCGAAATTGAACGGATGACAACGGAAGCGTTAATGGTAGACCCTAGAACCGCTGAGGTGGATCAATTCCAGTTTGATTGGTCGGAAGGTGTGTGCCATTTTAGCTGTGTCGTCACAAGTGTAAGGCAGGAGAGCAATAGGCTGGAAAGGAGTGTGTCGTTCTAATGGCAGAGTTGCCGCTTTATTTACAGGAGCAAACAGAAGAACAAATTATGCAGCGAATGCTGGATAAAGTGCCTTCGGATATTGATAAATCTGAAGGTTCTTTTATTTGGGATGCGGAGGCGCCAGTGGCGTTTGCGTTATCTGAAGCTGCATTTTGGGCGCAGCAGGTGTTAGCGCGTGGGTTTGCAAGCACAACGTATGGCGAATATTTGGACTATCGTGTGGCAGAGCATGGCGTAAGTCGTCGTGGTGCTGTTGCTGCTAGTGGTGGGATTACGTTTACAGGTACTTCAGGGCAGGTTGTACCTAAGGGAACGATCTTAGCGACGCTTGCCGACGAATGGACTGGAGAAGCTAGCATCGAGTATGTCACTAATAGTGATGTCACCTTAAATGCGGAAGGTATTGGCAAGGTGGGGGCAACTGCTTTGGTAGCAGGGAAGCAAGGGAATGTCCCTAGTGGTGTAATTACAATTATGTCCACCCCAATTCAGGGTATTTCAAAGATTATGAATGAAAAAGAGTTCAGTGGTGGCGCAGATGTTGAGTCGGACGAGGCGCTGCTAGAGCGTTTTTATGCTAGAGTGCGTAATCAAGGCACAAGTGGGAACAAAGCACATTATACGCTTTGGGCAACTGAAATTGCTGGTGTTGGGGGTGTACAGGTCAAGCCTTTGTGGCAAGGTGCTGGCACAGTAGGTATTTATGTCATTGATACTGAAAAACGTGCAGCTAATGCAGACATTGTGCAAGCCGTTCAGACGTATATTGATCCCACGCAGGATGGGCAAGGGCAAGGCATGGCCCCAGCAGGAGCAATTACAACGGTTATGCCCGCTCAGGAGGTGCCGATTAACATTTCGGTACAGCTTACTTTGGCGAAGGAGGCGACCCTAGACGAGGTTAAAGAACTCATTCAAAAAGGAGTAACGAGCTACCTCAAGCAGCTAGCCTTTCAAGATAGTTTAGTGCGGATTACCCGTATTGCCGCTGTTTTGCTAGATATTCCGCCGATCACAGACTATTCAGGTCTAACCGTAAATGGCTCCACAGACAGCAACATGGAAATCCCATTTGGTCAGGTGGCGGTGCTTGGCGAGGTGAATGTGCATGAATGAAGTCGTGAGTGAATCGGGACGAGAAATGCTTGGTTATTTGCCAACGTATTACGAGAACTCTCGTGTGATGCGCTCTCATTTAGATGGCGTGGGGATGGAGTTAGATAAGCTGAGTGAAGCGCTCCACGAGACGTTAGATCAGTTTTTTGTGCAGACCGCAACATGGGGATTAGTACATTGGGAAAATGAGCTAGGTATTTATAGCGATCCTAGTAAACCTATTTCACAGCGTAGAGCGGTGGTAGAGTCAAAGCTTCGCGGCAGTGGCAGCTTCTCAGGTCGTCTTGTCCAAAATGTAGCCGAAGCTTATTACGTGGGTAATGTGGATGTCACCTTTCAGCCAGCGGAGTGGAGCTTTACGATTTATTTTAAAGATACGATTGGTGTGCCTCCTAACTTGGATGATATTAAAGCGATGATTGAGGAAATTAAACCAGCCCATTTGATCGCTGAATATTCCTTTAATTATTTACGTCTTAGCGACATTCATGAGGTGATGACATTGGAACAAATGCAAGCTGAGCCACTAGGTAACTTTGACGGAAGGAGTGAGGTATAGTGAGCAGTAAAACTAAAAATTTAGGTCTACTCAAAAAAGATCCTATCTTGGACAAAAACGATACGTTTAACATCCAGACGATGCTAAATGACAACTGGGACAAACTAGACGGTGCGGTTGGAGGTGGCTTCCAGCAAGCCAAAGCTTATACGGATGAGCAAATTAGCTTAGTCACCGCAACAGGAATTCCTAAGCTAGTGAGCTATCCTTTGCAGGTGACTGCGACAGAGGACAAACAAACGACCTTTGAAATTCCGTTGGACACGTTTGAGGTGGCTACGGATACGCTGATCGTGGTGATTAACCGAGCGTTTTTGGATGCGAGTCAGTATACGGTGAAGGGTGCAGTTCGAGATGATGCTGGTTCGCTTGTGAAGCGTGCGGAGCTGGTGCTGACTAAAGGGATTGCCGAAGGATCGGAGCTATCGCTGCTTGTTATGAAAAATGTACCCATCGGGGAAGATGGGGCGATTAATGGGGCGGTGTTGGCGAAGGGGAGTGTACCGATTGATCGGGTGAGTGGGTTGCAAGACAAGGTTGATGAGGCTTTTCAAGCTGGCAATGAGCGAAAGCAGCAAGCAGTGGATGCACTCATTGCCTTGGGAGTATCAGCGTCCATGTCAGATAGTTGGGATACAATATTTCTGAAACATAAGACAATAAAAAATGCTGCCAATGTAGTTATAGTAGAACATTCACCGAGTATTATTCAATCAGAACAATATTATTACTATATTGATATTGATTTTCCCGTTGGATACACTCCTATAGCTTGGTCTGCTTCAGCAGTATACCTCCAATTTCCAAGTGGAAATGGAAATTATTACCCGGAATATACTATGAAATCAGCGAAAGATTTAACACCCAATATAACTTGCTATGGTATGTATGGGAGAAGTGTATATATAACAGGATCAATTAGAAAAGTTGATAATATTTACAGAGCTACATATACAGTTAGGGGAGAAAGCTCCCATTTAGGAGTTGATCTTAACTCTGGCCGTATTTCTGTAGTGATATTTTGGACATGTGTAGTGTAATTAAGAATTTCTCAGAAAGGTAATAAGCATTTTAATTGCAATTCTTGAAAAAAGTACAATTTAAGACTTGAAAATATTTTATTGTTATTGGAATAAATTGATTTAGGAGGGGGTTAAAATGGTGGGAATCACACCTCAAGAAATGTCTGATGATACCGTACAACAACTTTATGCTAACTACGTCCGTCAGCCCGCATTTGCTCATACAGATGGAACAGTAAAAGCCTATACAGTTACCCTAGATCCTAAGCCTACTAGTTTAGAAGATGGTTTTGGGATTACTATTGTTCCTCATGTAACTAATGAAGCTGAAGTAACGCTCAACATAAATGGTCTTGGTGCAATTAGTCTTAGAGACCAAAAAGGTAAAGCCTTTACATCAGGAAAATTACAATCAGGTAAGCCCTACACTTTCCGCAAAGTCGGTACAGATTTTTTGGCAGATAGCTCTGGTGGATCAGGTGATGCAGTTGCAGGAGACATCAGAGCAGGGAAACTGGCGACAACGGATGATGGTGAAATAGTTGGTACTATGCCTACACATAGTGATGTGTTTAAAGCAGGAAATTACTTTAACGACTTACACAATACATTTTTAGATAGTGAAGTAGCTATTGATACTGGGTATTACCCAGAAAATACTAAAGTAAGAATTCAAATTAATGATTCTAACTTTAAGAGTGAGAATATAAAGTCCGGAGTGACTATCTTTGGAGAAGAAGGAAGTTATATTGGGGCTGGAAATGCAACAGCAGGAGATATTAGAGCAGGGAAAACAGCAACAACGGATGATGGGGAAGTAATTGGGGAGTTACCTGTAAGAACTGGCGGGACAGTTGTGCCTAGTACAGTTAATCAGACTAAGCAAGCAGGGATTTATGATAGTGATATAGTGGTGCAAGGTAGTAGTAATTTAGTTCCAGGAAACATTAGGAAAGGAACTACCTTATTTAATGTTACTGGAACTTTAGAAGCAAGGAAAAGAGATTCATTAAATGATATGAATCTTTACGCTAATATCCCTGCGGAATCAACTGTTACATTATCTTATAATCCATTAATCAAAGAAGTTGTAATGGTTACCATCCAAAATAATGCGGGTAATATAAATGAGTACTTCTTTTTTTATAACAATAGAGAATTAACAATGTCTGGATATTATTATTATAGCTATGACTTTCCATCACTCTACCTAAATATAAATGCAAGTTCAGTTAGTATTGAAAATAGAAATGGTTTTACACGTTACATTCAATATAGCATAGGAGGATATAAGTCATGATTGATTATTTATCTAAGATTTTAATTATGGATGGCAAAAAAACAAGATTGTATTTTCTGTTAAAGCAAGATGATATGGAACATACTGTTACAGTAATGGTAGATAAATTCATACAAATGTTCTCCGTCCCACTCCAAAAAGCCATTGACAACGGAACTGACCCAATGGACGAAATCCGCGCCTTCGATCCAGAAAACAAACTAGGCTATAACAACCTAATTGTCTAAGTAGCTGATCCCAGACAGATTCAGAATTTAAGAAAATTCACAATCAACCCAACCCAAACGCCCCTAGGCGTATTTTTTATGCCCTCTGACTTATCAGAGGGCTATTCCCCTATTAAAATCCAAAAAGGAGGCAAACCCATGGACCCCACAGCAATCTTCGCAGTCATTACCGCCCTGAGCGGCATGGCGCTTGGCTGGCTTGGCAGGACACGTACGATTCGGCAGGATGCCGCTCACGATGCGGGCACAGTGACCGCTTTACAGACAGATCTCGAATACATTCGGCGTGGCGTAGACGATATTAGGCTCGATCAACGTGTACAAAGTCAACGAATCGACGCATTAAGTGAGCGCGTAACACGAATTGAAGAGTCCTCCAAGCAAATGCACAAGCGAATGGATCGAATGGAAGAATAGAATAATAGCAGAAATGCAAAACTTCTTGCATAAGCTAGAAAGGAGAAGTGAATATCTTGGACAAAACTAAATATAAGATTGAACGAAGATATATCGATAAACGTCCAAATGTACGTCCTGGCACACGTTTGAAAACAGGCACACCTGCCTTTTTCGTAGCGCATGATACAGGCAATCCGGGCGCAGGAGCAGAAAATCACTATAGCTACTTTAACACACAAAAAGATAGAAGCGCCTCTGCCCACGTCTTTATTGATGACAAAATGATCCTAGAAATTATCCCCACTGGAACTGGAGGTGACCCTGCTGAAAAAGCGTGGCATGTGCTTTACAACGTGACAACGGATAACGAGCGTTTTGGCTATGACAGTAATGATGCTGCCTTAGCGATTGAACTTTGTTACGGAGAAAGCCGCCGAAATGGAAAGGTGCTGCGTAAAATTGATTTTGACGAAGCCTACAAGCGGTATGTGTGGTATTTGGCATATTGCTGTGATAAATGGGGGAAAAACCCGTTTGTGCATATTCCGTCACACCGACAGCTAGACCCAGCACGTAAGCGTGATGTGGATCAGGCATTAGCAACCAATGGCAAAACATTAAAGGACCTATTAAATGATGTCGCAACCGAATTGAAGCAACCCGCCTCAGGCGGCGTTACCCTCGACTTTGAACCGATTCCCGCAAATGTAGCCCAATCTTTAATTGCCACTTATATTTCACCAATTTGGTATGTATCTAAAGAACGTAGTGATCTTGAAGGTATGAACCACTTCCACAACCTTGCCAACAACTTACGACTAAACGCAGGAATTCCTATCGCTGGCACAACAATGACTCCAGTTCAAAAGCTACCAAAAAGCAATACCCAAGAAATTATTTATCGCTGGTTATCTCCTGCATGGTTTGAAGCAAAATCATACGGACGAAATGATCTTGCCAAACAGCTTAACGAAACTGCCAATCTACTTCGCAAAGCAGCAGGCTTACCAGTGCAATAAGGAGGAAAATAAAAATGAATAATGCCATTTTAACTCAAGTATTATCCTTTGCATCTATTCTTGCTGTATTTGTCATGTCCATCGTACAGCTTGTCAAAACGACATTGAATATTAATAAAAATTTTGTGCCTCTAGTTGGTGTTTTAGCCGGTTTACTCATTGGTGTCGTTGCATATCCCTTTACAGAAATGGATTTAGTGTTACGACTGTGGTCTGGTGGCCTTGCAGGCCTAAGTGCAACGGGCTTATTTGAATTAGCCTTTAATAAACGAGATGGAAATACGAAGGACAAAGAGCTTTAAGAAAGCTTGTGGAAGTTTGTAAAAGGAGAAAGTTTCTTATGCCATGACAAATAAAAGTAAGTTTATTTTATGCTAAGTATTTTATTAAAAGCAAAATCGCTTTTATCATAAATTTGTTTGTTGTATACACGAAAATTATCCTTTGCGTTACAATATAAGTATACGTAAGGAGGGATTATGGTGGGACAAACAAACATTAATATTCAAATGGACGAAGATATAAAAAAAGAGGCTGAATTACTCTTTGAAAAATTGGGGCTAAACATGTCTACAGCTGTGAATTTATTTGTTCATCAGTGTGTACGTCATGGAGGAATACCATTTGAAATAACATTGCAAAGTGACCCCTTCTATAATCCTACGATTATGAAACGACTTCAAGAATCCATTAATCAGATGAAACAAGGCTGA